TTGGAAGTGTCATGATTGCCGCGCACCACGGAGACAAAGCAAAAGCAGATAGGCTTGTGTTGCATATGGCTGATGCTTGGCCTGAGATATGGGGCAGAACTAAACATAGATTTTATTTTACTGGACACCTACACCACACAATGATGCGTGAGATAGGTGGCGTACTTGTTGAGCAACTCAGAGCTGTAACAGGTAAAGACTCCTATGCTTCTAGCCATGCTTACAGCAGCAGGTCACAGATGCAGGGCATTACATATCATAAACAAGAGGGTGAAGTTAGTCGTATAAAGGTTTGTTTATAATGTGGATTATGGCTATGGTGTATTGCGCTACGTTTGCTACTGGTGAGATGTGTCGTGCTTGGGTTCCACCTGTTGCTGAGTCAAGCAGAAAGAAATGTGAAGTTAACATTAAGACTGCTGTGTATTCTATGGCTAATGCTATTGAAAAAAAAGATGGTGATTTATTTTTTATAGATTGCCAGTGTATTAAAGTAAGAGAAGAATTTAAATATCAATAGAATTTTTTCTTATTCTTTCCAGCTCATCATTAAGTATAAGAACTAGGTTAACTAAGTCACCTACTTCTCTACCTAACTTAACTAAGAACTTGTCGCTTGTTATTACTCTGTCGTATGGAAAGCCATTGTTAGCTACGTTAGCTTTATCCATTCGTCTTAAAAATTTTTCTATTGTAAGGTCAGTCATTGTTTTATCTTATACCCTGAGTATGGATAGAAATCTCTTATGATTCTTTTAACTCTTTCAACTTTATTATCTCTAATTAATTTCTGAATAATATTTCTAGCATGATCAGGTTTAGATAAGTTCATTTTCTCTGCCAATTGTAAAGCATTTATTACACCAGAATTTTTTATTATCTGATACGCTTGTGCTTTCTGATTGTTTAATTTGTCTGTTGCTTGATATACTTTAAACTCTGGCAATCTACCTACCTGACCCATAGCAATAGCTGACTCTTTAAGTAATTTGCCATAGAGTATTTCTTGCTCAACTGATATTTTAAATTTTTGTTGTGTTGCTTTCATTTAATTTATCCTCCAGCAATATGATCAAAGCAAGCAGCTCATCACCTCTGTTTCTAACCCCTGTTCTATTTTTTTCTACTGCGTCTAGCTGTATAATACTAGCTACTCGTTTGAGTCTGTCAATTATTTGTTGAGAAGAAGTCATTTAATCTCCACCTCCAAAAAAATTTAGAAGGCTTTCAGTGTGAGTAACTTTTTGTTCAGCTTGCTCAGGAACAAATAATGTTTTCTGTCTTTCTGGAATTAATGGATTAGGTTCTAATTTATATAAAGCATAACGCACCTGTCCTTCAGTTAGCTTTAAATACCTAGCTACTTCTTTATTTACCCACCAAACTGATAGCTTGTGTATTTCGGTTAGTAATTCATTTGAGTATATTGTTTTCATTGTTTCCTCCAATACGGAGCGGCTTGCCCTTTGGGTGGGCCACCGCTCCTGTTATGTGGGTACTTAAGTAGGTACTTAAAAACCCACGACAAATTAAAATGGTATGTCGTCACCTAATTGTTGGTCTAAAGATTGGTTAACATTAGGTGTGTCGCTGTATTTCTCTGATACTTTTATAGAAATATAAGGGCTTGTTGCACCAGCGTCTTTTTTCCAACCTGCTATCTGCATGTCTTTGTTTGTAGCGTAGTCATCAAGAGAGCCACTGTAACTAGGTGCTTTCTCATTGTCGCTATCATTCTCAAACATTACACCTAGCTTTTGATACGCTTTAATAATTCTTTTGCCTGACTTAGTTGTGTCAGTAACTAGAACTATATCTCTGTCATTACCTTCAAGGTTTAGTTTACCTTGCAGTATTAACTTCATGTTATCAAAAGGTTTGAAGGCCGCACCTGTGTTGGTGTTATCATAATCACTCATAGTCTCTCCTTAGAATTGATCTGTTGAAATTGTTTTTTTGTTTTTATTATCTGTAGCAACTGCTGCATTAGCATCATCATCTTCTGGTGCTACACCTGCCATACCTAGTAAACCATAGCGTCGAGCGTAGGTAGTAGCTGAACCATACCCTTGCATATCTTGCTTACCTAATCGTAGGTAAACTTTAGATTTAAATAAAAACCCAGAGCTATGCATTAGTATTGTTTCTACATAATCACCTAAGTCATCTGCTCCATTGGGTTGCGTAACTGCAAACCCATTATTTAAAAACGCTGGCATTACTGCTTCTACAACAGACTTTAAATCTGCGTATTTACTTCTAAAGTGTGGGTTAGTAGCTCTCTTTAACACTTTAGCCATTTGTTTTTGTGCTTGAATTAAAGCTTTTGTTGCTTGTATATTAGTATCACTCATGATGTTTCCTCCTTTACATGAATTCTTAATGCGCCACGTTTGTCGCGCTTTACGGAAAGTTGATCGCAGTATACCTCTCTTTCGTCATGACCAACCATTTGTTTTAAACTTTTCTTAGCATTGTCAAACATCTTTGCGCCACCTTGATGCTCAATGTAGTCGTGTGCTACAGACATAAACTCGTTGTCTAAGTTAGCGTCACGTCTTATTGTATAATCTACTCTTATATTATTTAAAGTTGCTTGCGTAACACCTGTGTTGAACGCGTGTGGTGGCTCTTCGTCTCTCTCAACATAACCCCAAAACTCTTGTATCATACTGATTACAGTAGCTAAATAATTAGAATCGTAACTAATGTAACTACATTCCCATTTACTGTTGCCAAAAAATACAGATAAATAACAACCTTTTGATGGTTTTTTTGTGCTAAGAACTTTAAGATACATATACAACTGCACTTGCGGCATGTAATATGAGATAACCTTTTCCATATTATTAAATGCATTAGTATGTTTGCATTCTATAATGTCATTGCTACCTACAAGACCATCTAGTGTACCTTTAATTGGTGGCATAGTATCTGTACCACCTAAAAGTATTTCATACTGCTGACCATGAACACCTTTTTGATACTCTTGCTCGAACCAACTAATGTTAAAGTCCTCGGTAAGTATACCCATTTGTACTGCTAAGTTTTTACTAAGATCAGGCGACTCTATTCTACCTGTCTTGATTTCCCAAAGTTCTATCCAATCGCCATTCATAATTTTTACAGCGTCAGATCCTCCAATGAATCCTTTTCTCTCCATTACTTCCTCCATTTTGTACTGAGATCATACTATATTTTCCAACTGACCTCAAGGTTTTTTTACTACACGTTGGAATGTAGACATTACATCTGCTGATATTCTTCTGCGTTCTTCTACGCTAAGTTTGGGCTTTTCTTCTACTGGCTGCTGAGGTGGTGCTTTTGCTCTTGGCCTGTGTTGTATTATTAATTCTCTAATCATGCCCTCGTTGGGCGTTATACGTGGACTCTCGCGTACATGAGCAGCCATTGCGTCTGTAATTTCCTGCTTGCTGTACACTTGTAGTGTGTCAGCCCACGAAATCATGTAAGCTTTGTTAACTGCTGGCTCTAATCTAGGTGCATAGAATTTAGCACGCAGTGCAGCTACTTGTATTACAATCCACTCTCTGTGTTTCTTGATGTCTTCCATTGGTACTCCTTGTATGGTGACATGGTGTCACTCTAACCATTAACTATATTATAATAATCTATACTTGGTTCGGGTGACATGGTGTCACTATATGTAAACTTATAGACATTAGGTTTGTTCCAACCTGCTCTCTTAACAAGCAGCAGGTTATCTTTCTCGAGGTCTTTTATTATCCGCATAATCTGACGCTCTGATATACCAGTATCGTTAGATAATGTTTCAATACTAGGCCAACATATACATTCCTTGTTGGCATACCTAGCTAGTGCAAGAAGAATTAGTTTGCCACTAGGATTTCTTACTTGCTTTGTCCATATACTTTCAGCTAATCTAGTGGTGAACATATTTCCTCCCTGTTTATGTTCATAAGTATCCTAGCTAGGTTCCTCCATTCCTAGTTAGGATACGTTTAACTTAAGCTTTTAAACCTAAAGATATAAGGTTATATTGAGCCCATTTTGTTTTAGTTTTTTCATTGTATTTCATTTCTGTATCAATCACTACACCTTTCTTTTTTAATTTAAAGATTACATCAGCTAGTCTAGTGCATTTGTATTCAGTAAATGCTATCCATGTGTTGATGTGATTATGATCTTTTAAATGATTAAGAACTGAATTCATTTGTGTCATTGTTTAACTCCATTAGTTGTTTGAATTGATCACCACTCATGATGACTAGGGTTTGAGGAGTACCTGTTCTCCTCTTATAAAAAGCAATGTCTCTGCCTTCTAATACTTTGAAAGGGCTAGGGAAATTAGACTTATCTCTGTACTTTACTTCACCCACCAACTTTCGTCCGTTGACTTCGAGGTGGATGTCACCTGAGTATTCTCCTCCGAGCGCACCACTGAGCGGTACTCTTTTGGCTTGGATGCCGATTTCTTTGAGCCATTTGACGAACCAGTTTTCGTGGTAAGTTCCTTTGAGTTTATTTTTGTTTGCCATGTATCCCTCTGATAGCAGTCTAAGCATATAATGTAATGCCTGACAGGTTCTATGTTAGCTAGTATAGCTACAAATAAATCGGAATCAACACCACACGCTTCACAAGTGGCGGATTCTTGCCTAAGTTTTTTTGAAGTTGATCTGGATCTCGCAGCCAAGCGCATCTAACCAACACGTAAACAAGAACCCTGATGGTACTCGTTTGTGTTGTTCCCATTTATGTATAAGTGATGAAGCACACCCAATCCTATCTGCTAGTTCCTCCTGTGATATACCAAGTGTGCTTCGATGATCAACCATCTGCTCGATAAGTTTTTCATACGACCCTGTAACATAAGTCTCGTCTTTATAATTCGGAAACGTTTTTATCTTTGATCTCACTTGCCAATGCTAGGTATCCTATAGCATCTACGATTGAGTCTTCTTTGTACCCACCGCTTGATATCCTAGCTAGTTTCATTTGTGCTAACATAATAGGTACTTGCCACGTTTGTACAGTATGATCAAGCACTTCCGACCAAGCTCTTGCAATCATTAACATATTAATATGCGGATCACCGTACTGATTGTTTCTATCCTGACTTATTAATTGATTAGCTTCGTGTAACACTTTGTCTCTGCGTGTCATAAAGATTGGTTCTGGATTCATACTGGATGTCCTTCTATTTGATTTGAATTATGACGTTCCCATTTTTCATGACACATTGCAAGGAAAGTTTGCTCGTCATAATAACTAGGATCAATTTGATATTGATAAAAGCCTTTGACCTGCTCATCTATATTGGTAATCCACACAGTAGGTACTATGTTTTGTAGGTAATAATCTAGTACCTCTGTTGGTATTGCGGTAATAATCTTAGGCATTTGTTAGTGTCCTCCATGTGTCAGAGCGCATAGCTTTTGCTACTGCATCTGATCGTTGACGTTGTGCATTCTCAGGTACTGCACAGTCACCAGTATGTGTAGCCCACTGAGTCATGGTATTGTAAGCTGCCCATGCATTGTGACCTAAATGATTTACCTGATCATGATGTATGCTAAGTAAGTTTTCTAGCTGCCGTTTGTTAAACTCATCGTGTTGTCTGTATCTGCGTGATGTTTTAACTAGATTCTTTTTAAAGAAATCTTCTACTGTATTCCAATACATTGGCTGCTTGGTGTATGCAGTCCACATATCTTTATCATTGTAGAATTGCTCAAGACCTTGCTTCATAAGACTAGCACCTGCATCTAATCCTAATGAACCATTCTTAGTATGTTTGGTGCGCTGATGACTAATAGTATCTGGTGTTGTACATCCATTCATACACCACAACCTAAATGCTTTTGCTTGCTGTGATAAAGACCAGCTAGCATCGTAACTATTAAACACTTGAGTTTGAAATCTAATATGATCACCTACTACTGGTTCGACTATTAGATTAGGGAATATAATATCTATTTTAAGCTTTCTGCCATTGTCATAATCAATAACTTTAAACTCATAATCACTGCTAATGTCTGCTTGTTTAAGTGCATCGTAGGTAGAATTAACCACATCATCATGTGATATGATATGATATCCATTGCCATGTACTGCCAATACTTCTTCTGTATCTGTACGAATCAATGCTTTGTGTGAATTGACAATAGTTCCATTTTCTATTTGAAGTGGCACTAACTCTGTGTCGAACTGCCAATTCTGTGTTGGGTATGATTGCTGATTTAAAGTATCTAACATAATGTTTCCTCTCTTGGTTGTTGTTAGTTAAGCAGTTTTAAGTCTTGCTTAGGACGTTAGGATTAAGAAGCTTTAGTTATTGTAAGCTCCACAGCTATTGGGCGTTCTTTCTTTGCGCCATATACAAACTCTGTACCAAAAGC